ACTAGTGATGGAAAAATTGACATATTTTCTGAAGATAGTATTAGCGTAAGAACTAAACAAGATTTGAATTTTTATGCAGATCGTGATATCAATTTACAAGCCGGTCGCAATTTTAACACTAAAGTAGCCGGAGAAATGCACACACACGTGAATAAAGATTCAGTGTTAATAGTAGATGAAAATCAAAAAATTCATATTAAGAAGAATGTAGACGAAACAGTAGTAGGAAATGTTAAAGAAAAAATTCAAGGAAACTTTGATTTAAACATTACCGGCCACAACTATCAAACATCAGGAGAAGCTAATCATACTAGAGCCAAGACCATTGTAGAAACAGCTACCCGTATTGACATGAACGGCCCAGCCGCAGCTACCGCAGCCACCGCAGGATTGCCAAAACAATTAAAAACTCATGTTCTTCCGCAGGATACAGGAATAAAGATAAGCACTATTATGCGTAGATTGCCTACCAGCGAACCTTATCCTCAACATGAAAATTTAGATCCTGTAAAATATAAACCAGAAAAAACTGATAGAGATTCAGCTGGAAGGTACGAAGGTGAATCCACGGATTTACAAGAGCCAGCAACATATTGGAAAAAGTATTCTACAGTAATTGATACGTTTGAAAAAATTAAATCACAAGAATAAGGAATTATATTATGACTGCTAACTCTAAACTTTACGAAAAAGTTATTATTAAAGGACTTAATCAAGAACAAAAGATACCAGGAACTAGAACTTATAAAGGGTTTAGTTCAGTATCTTCAGAAGCTAACAGCTTTTCTTTATATGATTTCGCTCTAATAAAGCAAGATATTTTAAATCATTTTAATATAAGACAGGGGGAAAAATTGGAAAATCCTGAATTTGGTACAATTATTTGGGACGTTATATTCGAACCTCTTACTGATGATTTAAAAAATTTAATTAGAAGAAATGTAGAAACAATTGTTAATTATGATCCTAGGGTAGCTGCCGAAGATGTAATAGTAACTTCGTACGAAAGTGGAATTCAAATTGAATGTGTATTAACATATTTGCCATATAACATTAGCGAAGCTTTACAATTAAGATTTGATAGAGATAATAATTTATTTTAATAAACTACGCACATTTTAACTTTCGATAAATATTAGTTATATGGGAAAAATGTATGTCAGCAACTGATAGACAAAATAGACTTTTAGTAGCAGAAGATTGGAAAAGAATTTACCAAACTTTCCAGAATGCTGATTTTCAAAGTTACGATTTTGAAAATCTTCGCAGAGTAATGATTAACTATATTAGAGAAAATTATCCTGAAGATTTTAACGATTATATTGAATCAAGCGAATTTTTAGCTCTTATAGACCTAATAGCATTTACAGGTCAGAGTATCAGTTTTAGGACCGATCTCAACGCAAGAGACAATTTTTTAGAACTTGCTGAACGTAGAGAAAGTGTACTACGTCTAGCAAGGCTATTAGGATATAATTCTAAAAGAAATATTTGTGCCAGCGGCCTATTAAAATTCACCACAATATCTACTACCGAAACCATTTTAGATAGTAATGGTCGCAATCTATCAGGGCAAGTAATTGTATGGAATGATTTAGCCAACCCAGATTGGTACGATCAGTTTATTAGAGTTTTAAATGGTGCGCTGCCTTTTTCAGCACAGTTTGGCAATCCTGTAGACAAAAAAACAGTTTATAGCATTCCTTCTGAGCAATATAGATTACAATCTGCTAATTCAGATGTTCCAGTCTATACCTTTACCAAAGCAGTCGATGGCAGAAACATGGTGTTCGAAATTGTATCTACGTCTTTTAGAGATGCTGACGAAATTTATGAAGAGCCTCCTGCTCAAGGAAATAGATTAGCGTTTATATACAGAAATGATGGAAAAGGTAATGCCAGTCCTAACACTGGTTTTTTTCTGCATTTTAGACAAGGTATTCTTAATCAAGGAACTTTTACAATTGATCAACCAGGCACTAATGAGACGGTGGATATAGATGCAGTCAACATTAATAACAGTGACGTTTGGTTATATCGTCTAGATCAGAATGGATTAGAATCGGAATATTGGAAAAAAGTTCCAAGTTTAGAAGGCAATAACATAATTTATAATAGTCTATCTAAATCTATAAGAAATATATACGGTGATATTACTAGAGCAGGAGACAGAGTAAGTTTAGTTTTCAGTGACGGAACATTTGGTACCTTACCGTTAGGAACTTTTAGAGCTTATTATCGTGTTAGCAATGCTTTAAGCTACACAATTAATCCAAGAGATATTAGAAATGTAAATTTAGAAATTCCATATTTTTCTAACGTAGGAAGATTGGAAACTTTAACTATTACTTTAAATTTACAATCAGCAGTTAACAACTCTAGCGAAACAGAAACTAACGATAATATTAAGTCTAGAGCCCCAGCTGTATATTATACACAAAATAGAATGATTACTGCTGAGGATTATAACATCAGTCCTCTTAGCGTAAATCAAGAAGTAGTCAAGGTTAAAGCAGTAAACAGAAGCTCCAGTGGAATCAGTAGATACTTTGACTTAGTTGACCCTACGGGAAAATATAGTAAAACTAATTTGTTCGCAGATGATGGTATAGTGTATAGAGAAGAATTTACTGAAAGTTTTAAATTTAATTATGTAACTAGAACTGATATTGAAGGAATAATTTATAATCAAATCACTGATTTGTTAAATCGACGTTCGTTAAGAGATTTTTATTATTCTAAATTTTTTAAGATAGTTATTCTCAGCTTAAATGTTGCATGGTATTCTAAATCCAGCGACACTAATCAATCTACAGGATACATTGGAGATAACGAACTAGCATTTACATATAAAGTAGGATCTTTTACAAACACGTTGCTTAGATACATCACAGCAGGAGCATTAGTAGAATTCAGAGCCCCAGACGGATATTATTTTGATAGAAATAATAATAATGCACTAGTACAAGGAAATCCTGTGACTCCTAACAGTACTACTAGTATTTGGTCAAAAATAGTAAAAGTTGCGGGCGACGGCACAGGCAACAGTACAGGCGAACTGTCTGACGGGTCAGGTCCAATTATTTTAAATGATGTAATACCTTCAAATGCAATTTTATATCAACTTATTCCTACGTGGGTCACTTATCTGGATCAAAGTACAATATCTACTATGATAGATTTAGTCTTTTCGGATAAACCGTTTGGTTTACGCTACGACATTGACTCTTTTTCTTGGAAAATAGTATTTGAAGTAGATTTAAACATTGTAGATAATTTTAGTTTAGGTCAACAGGGCGACAACAGCAATCAACAATTAGACTCAAGTTGGTTAATTTTATTTTCAACAGATACAGAATATTATACAGTTAAGAGTAGACAGCTAAGATACATTTTTGAAAGCGACAAACAGGTAAGATTTTACTTTGACGCCAGCGACAAAATTTATGACACTAGAAGTAATACAGTGGTCAAAGATAAAATTAAAGTGTTAAGTATCAACACAGATCCTAATTCAGTTGGACTAACTTCTGATTCTTCTGGATTAATACCATATACTTTTGATAAAGAATGGGAAATTTTAGAAGAGTTTAGAGGCATTGACGGATACGTAGATACAAAAAAGATTCAGATTACATTTAATGATGTTGACGACGACGGCGTTGTTGATAATCCTCAAATATTTGATGAAATTGTAGCACCTAATGTAACACCATCTTCTCGTTATATTATTCTTGAACGCTATGAACTCGCTCAAGGTCAAGAAGATTATCGTTGGGTAGAAAATAACGGTAAAGTTATTATCTTGAATTCAGAAAATGGTTTTAATAGCAGTCAGTACAACGACGGTCAATATTTTTATTTTATTGCTACAGATGTGGTAAAGAAGTTTAATAAATCTCAGAATTTATTAATAATAAGTTTAGATTACAAAGCATATGTAGGAAGAGCAGGTATAAAGTTTCAGTATATACATAATGCAGATTTTGAGTCTAGAATCGATCCAGGTGTAAGTAACATTGTTGATATCTATATATTAACTAAACGATATGATGAAAATTTTAGACAATGGTTAACTGGAGTGATTTCACAAGAACCGTTACCTCAAAGTTCAGATAGTTTATATAATTTATTATCGCCTGAGTTGAATAAGATTAAAACAATAAGTGATGAAATCATTTATCATCCTGTAAAATATAAAGTGTTGTTTGGAGAAAAAGCAACAACAGATGTTCAAGCAACTTTTAAAGTTGTAAAAAATCCAGATTTAGTTATTACTGATAATGATGCAAAAGCATCTGTATTAAATTCTATTAACGAATTTTTTGCTCTTGAAAACTGGGAGTTCGGTGACAACTTCTATTTCTCAGAATTATCAACTTATGTTATGAGAAGATTAAGTCCTAATATTGTAAATTTTATTATTGTTCCTAAAAAGGACTCGAGTAGTTTTGGTGCATTATATGAAATAAGATCAGAAAAAGATCAAATCTTTATAAGTGGCGCAACTGTAAATGACATAGAAATAATTTCTACAATTACTGCTAATAAACTTAAAGCATCAGGGGCTATATCTGCAAGTTCAACAGTAGCAGGCCAACAAATGATTACCAGTGCGGAGAATAGTTAATGTCAAATATGGATCAAGAAGAACCTGGATTACCAATTAATAATTCTGGACAACGATCTTCTGCTGATTTATTACCAAAATATTTTAGAACAGCAGGTAATAGAAAGTTTTTACAATCTACTTTAGATCAGTTAATACAGCCAGGATCTGTTAAAAAACTTAACGGATTTATTGGCCGTAAAAATGCCAAAGCTGTTAAATCAGATGATATTTTTATTAATGCTAGTGATTCTATAAGACAAAATTATCAGTTAGAACCAGCCGCAGTAATACAGGATGATTTTAACAATATAAATTTTTTCAAAGATTATATTGATTATATAAATCAGATTAAAATCTTAGGCGGGGAAGTTTCTAATCACGAAAAATTAAATCAGCAAGAAACTTATAGCTGGAATCCATTTATAGATTGGGATAAGTTCGTAAACTTTCAAAATTATTACTGGTTACCTTATGGCCCAGATAGTATTAAAGTTGCAGGACAACAAGAAGAAATAGTCAGTACTTATAGTGTAGTTCTTGTTGATGAAGGTGACAATTATGCCTTTTTGTTTAGTCCAGACGGACTATTAAGAAATCCTACTTTAAGATTATATAGAGGGCAAACTTATAATTTTCAAGTAAATGCACCAAACAATCCGTTTAGTATAAAAACTTCAAGAATTCAAGGAAGCACTAATAGGTATAATAACGGAGTTACAAATAATGCTACTTCTAACGGAGTTATTACATTCACAGTTCCTGTTAATGCTCCAGATGTGTTGTTCTATGTAAGTGAAAACGACGTTAATGCCGGCGGTGTTTTTCAAGTTTTAGATGTCGAAGAGAATACTTTTTTAGATCTGGATAAAGACATCTTAGGTAAAAAAACATATACTATGATTAATGGTATAAGCATGTCTAATGGCATGAAACTAAAATTTATAGGAAGAGTTACTCCTGAAATTTATGCAAATGGCTATTGGTATGTCGAAGGTGTAGGAACAGAAATTAAATTAATTCCTGAATCCGAATTAGAAATAATTAGCTCATATTCAGATTCAAAAGAATTATTGTTTGATGATATTGGATTCGATAACGAGCCGTTCAGTTCAGCAAGCTCTTTTGCCGGCAAAAAAGATTATATTACTATAAGCAGAGGGTCAGCAGATAGAAATGCATGGTCTAGATACAATCGATGGTTTCATAAAGATATAATTGAATTTGCTGCACAATCAGAAAATCAAATACCAGTATTTGATCAATCTCTGCGAGCTAATAGACCAATTATTGAATTTAAAAATAATATTAAACTTTTTAATTTTGGTCATAAAGCAAAAACTACCATTGATTTAATAGATAATTTTACTAAAGACGTTTTTTCAACTATTGAAGGCAGTCTAGGTTATAATGTAGACGGTGTCGATTTAGCCAACGGTATGCGAGTGTTGTTCACTGCTGACCCAGATAGATTAGTTAAAGATAAGATTTTTAAAGTAAATTTTATAAATGTAGTAGTTCCAGGTAGACAATTTACTTTCAATGCAAGCACACAGGTCGATGTAGACAACAATATTATTAGTGTAAGTACTCCTCATAACCTATCTTCAAGCGATCAAGTTGTTTATTTG